CATTTTCGTATCTCCCCCTTAGTTTCTCCATCTCCTCCACATACCGCATTACAGGCGCATCCCCAAACGTTTGTCTCGCAAAGTCTATACTCTCTGGAGTCTGTTGCGCATAATCAAAGAACCGCTCTCTGGGTGTTTTAGGTATCTGGCGATATGGTGTGGTGTTTTTGTTAATGCTTCCCAAGCGGGCACTTATACGCCCTACTCTTTCATTGAGTTTATTGGTTAGCCTATCCATTCGATTAATTTGTGGCATCTTATCTCCTAAACGTTAGGCGGGAGTCTTGCCGGACGTCTTTCCTGCGACATATCAATCTCACCAAACCCACGTTCAGTTTGGATATTACCCTCTCTGGGTGGCCCACCTTGAGACCCGATACCACCCTGCTGTGGCATTCCACCCTGTGCTTCCAGTGCGAGATATTCCTGCTCCATACCACGCTCTTTAGCATTCTGGAGAGCTAGTAATCGCAATGTAATCGGGTCATTCAGGATTATCTTATCAATGACTGCGTTATCCATTACTTCTTCAGCCTCTTCCTGAGAGAATCCCTGATATTTCACAAGGTTAGTCCCCCAATCTATAATGCCTTTATCTTGCTTCCTGTCACCATCAACTGCTTTCCTAGCAGTCTCCAGTGGGTCTTCCGCCCTTAATTCAATCTCAACCACGTAATTCTGATTGAGGTCTTTACTGGAGATACCATCGGGCATTAAGCGTGGCATTTCATCACACATTTGTAACGCCATTTCAAACCCAGTAGCCCACATATCAGCCTGCCCTGATATTATCTCCTCGTATTTTCTCATTGCCGTAGTATACGATAAGTCCTGCAATCTACCAGTAGCACCCTGTGGCGCACCTGTTAATACTGATGGGGTTTTAAGACCAAGCTCCGCCTTGATACCAGAATGCCAGTTCAAGACTTCTGGACTGGGTAGAGAGTCAAACCCTTGCTTAACCGTAATCCCAGGCGGGATAACATTATATTTCCCAGCACCAATAGTATATGTTTCCCCAAATTTCTTCGGGACTTCGTGCTGGTCATCACCCTGAATGTCAACTGACGGATTAGCATACAGGTGAATAATACTATCAATATCAGAGGTAGAAGATGCATCTCTTCTGAGTAAATCAAAATACCGCCGTAGTTTACCAACAACCAACTCCTCCGGCTTACCCTCGTTAGAACCCTTGCCAAATCCTGATACCTTATGTATGAATGGCACACGCTTATAAGGATTCGGACTTATATCTAAAACTGGCTCACTATCTGCTTCAAAATATCTTATAGAACTATCCCAGTACTCCAACCATGATACTGTTTTTTTATCTTCCAATTTCCTTTGAGGGTCAGACCATGCAGGATACTTGGATTGAACTATCCAGGGCATTCTCTCATAAAATACGATTACATCTTCGGGTATCCCATTCTCATCTTCATTAGGACTAGCATAAATAACTCTAGGGTCTGGCGTTAAGAACAATACTGGAAGTCCAGTTCTATTAAATGGAGGCATTACCCATGATTGATTGTGAACTGGGTGCAACCAACTCTCACCCATGTAGAATATATTTTTAATGCACTCTTTCTTGGGGTTGGGGTTGCCTTTCATCAATCGCCTAATCCAGTCTTCGTTGATTAACTTACTGACTTTAATAGCCGACTCTTTGGCGATATTAGTTTCCTTTAATGATGGTCTATATGCAATGAGTTTAGCTGCTGAAATCTGTTCTACGGGTTCGTCAACAAGTTCAGCGGCGGCCCCTGTCCTTGATACTACCATCGGGGGCTTTATCCACGGGACTTCAAATGTATCGTGGTAGAACTTGTCATACTGGTTTTGCTCGGCTCTCAGTGTCCCATATAAATCATCTTTATAATAAGTTAGCAACTTTCTTATTTCATCTACGGTTCGTGCCATTTTAGCTCCTTCTGTAACTTCCGCTCCAGAATTGCCCTGAATTAACTGGCATATCCTTCTGTAACTGCCATAACCCAGCCGTCATCATTACCCAATCAAATGACTGCTTCCTATCAGTGCCTATCTTGTCTTTACCCTCTTTATCCTTATCTCTGGTAACCTGCTTGGCCTGTTGCGCAAACTCCCTATCGTGACATACAATTTGTCTCTTGGCAATAGCGAAAGCTAAATCCCCGAAGTTCTTTAACCTGTGCTCGGCGGATACCCACTGCCCTCTCTTATCCGGGTCTATCTTTCCATCTGCCTTTCTGCGGGGTGCTTGATTTGGTGTTTTTAATCCCTCTAATGTCTTGGCGAATACTCCACCAACACTGCCCGTGTATTCAAACGAGTTAGTAGCACTGTTGTATTCCCTTACCAAGTAATCATGTATCTCGGCAACCTTATCTGCCTTTTCCTTGCCAGTAGCCGAGCAGATGATTTCCCCAGTTACATAGTCCATTACGCCAGTAACAAACGGGTCTTCCACACCATCAGACGGGTCGGTAAAGCACACATATTTACGCCCTGATATTGGTGGTTTATACACCCTGATAATGTTATTATAAGTGTTAATTACATCCTGCTTTATTGGAGGACATACATCATAACCCATATCTTCTAGTGCAGAGTGTTCAAAGTAAGCTCTGGTAACAGATGCTTTGAATACATCGGTAATATATTTGGGGAACTGTTCTTCTATTTCAGTGGGAGTATAACGTGGTATTACCCTACTATCCCACCACTCTTTTAATGTTAATCCCTCATATCTGGTAGGTCTCAAATCCCATGCCAGAAACACGAGGCACTGCCCTGGCTTGGCAGGATTAGTATATAACTCAACACCGGAGGGATATACGTATTTTATTGTTTGGGGATGATTATAAAACTCCTCTGTCTTTTCCTGGAAGTAGTTAGTTGGGTCTTCCTTATTAGCGGTAGACAGTTCTATCATCTTCGCCCCAGAACGGCTTACCGCCCTGAAGTTCGCCCTTGCCTCTTCGTGACGTGCTAGTTCGTCTCTAGTTACCAGCGTTCCCTGAAATCCATGTCCCGCCTTATCGGTAGATGGTAATGCCCGTATTTCGCACTTACCGCCTTTAAGTGTAAATGCTTCACGGTTATCCTTATCTACTGGTAACCGTAAGTCGGGTGGTAGGTAACTATGAATAAACGCAACCTTTGATAGAAGGTCTTGCGCTTCGGTTTGGCCCTGCGATAGCATCAGGCATTTAGCGGTCTCACCAAATATAGCGATGTGCAGGTTAATAATAGCTACATCCCACGAGATACCAAGTTGGCTCGCCTTTAGAATATAGATGAGGTCATACTTCTGGATTATATTATTCAGGTCTAGCAGGTAAGGCCAGGGCTGCCATTTCTCTATCTTCTGAGAATTTTGATTCTGGATTACAGCGTATTTCGTTGCGAAGTAATTCAGGCTGGCCGCACACCTGGCAGACTCTAGTATCCTGGTATTCTCGTCTAAGTCCGTCAAGGAATTGGATGGCGATTTTAATTCTATCGTCTGGGGTAAGTTCAAATTTGTGTGTTTCCTCCCGCTTCTCAATTAACCATCCGTTTATCTGGGCAAAGGTTCGTCTATCAACAGCAGTTCCTTTCCCATCAAACATCATATCTTTGAGTCTACCCATAAACTCGGCAAACTCGTTCCCGCTTGCCTGCTCACGCTGGTCAAGTATCTTCTTCTTCCAGTTACTGAGCGTTTTGAGGTTAAGGCCATACTCTTTAGAGAACGCTTCCCGTGTTATGGGCATAGAACGAGAAGACCTCTCTACTTGAGAGAGGTCTAACCATTCTGCAAATAACTTAAACTCTGTTTCGTATTTCATTTCATCGTAAATTTTACATCACTAGGAAGAAGTTTAACAGCAAGCCTGTCGCACTTTGGGCAACGAGTGAAATCTATTTCCTCAGTAATGCCCCTAAATAACTTCTCAAACCTAGTGTTACATTCCTCACACAGGAACTCATAAATCGGCAATTATCTCCTCCACTTAAATATCATTGGCAATAATGGTATCGTATTCCATACATGAATTAGTATTGCGAAAGCGCAATTCAAGCAATGGCAGCAACCGCACATCATTTCTTTTTTTTCTTATTAGGGAGACCCTTACGTTTAGTTGAGGCAAACTCCTCTAACTGTTTCTCAGACATACCAGTCTTGGTTTTCTTGCCAGCACGCTTACGAGCTAACTCGGCCCCCATCATTTTCTGTTGCTTACGACTTACTGCGGGCATATCATAACCTCTTACGTAATTCACTTGCTATGGCTAGGGGCCTGGGAAATTGTGGCTTGTGAAGCCGCTTATTCGACTCTGGTTGCCCAGCCCAGTTTCACGGAAGATCCTTGGGCGGGACGGCTCACTCCGTTTATCCCGCTTGCAACAACCAATATCGCCCTGTGAGGGGCCACCCTAGCAAACTATTTTCTTTTTAATTCCACCTTATATTATCAAGCCACATTCTCTGCTTAATCTGTAAATATACCTGCATAAAGGTCTGGAAATTAGGTAATGTGCCGTGCATTGAGTCCCACACTCTTAATGCCTCATTAACATAATCCTGCCCATGTCTCTGCAAATCATTAAAGGCAATGTCTGTATCTATCTTTGCTCCAAACATATCTTATCCTTTAACTATGTGAATGCGTAAGCGTAAATGGCGCATTTCCATTATATGTGTCTACGCTCCAGTCAGAATACCCCTGATAGATGGTTTGAGGCCATTCCTTACCACAATCCTTACAATAAACTACATCGCATTTC